TCACCTCTACATAAGTTTTTAACTGTTTTAAAGTAATCTCTTAATTTATTTCTGGTTTTAGCTTCTGCTTGTAAACTAACAATATTAGAAGCATTGGCTGTTGTAAAACCTTCTTTAGATTTTATTTCACTTTCCATAGGAATAAATTTAATATAATCAATTTTTCTTCTACCACGTCCAGTTCCAACAGCTTCATCATTATAGTTAGCATAATTAGTTCCAACTACTCTTAAATCACCAGATGGAACACCTTCATTTTTAATATTATGAATTAATTTTTCATTTATGTAAATTTTAACATCATGTCCTTTTTTGCCTTTTCTAATAGAATATTTTAATACATAAGGACCTTGTTCTAACATTCTTTTATAACTTTTACCACTTTTACCTCTAAAAACAGAACCATCTGCTGAATATCCATCTCTAAAAACACCAGTAGTCATACCAGAATTATTAGCATCTGTTGCTAATCCCCAATTACCTTGTACAGTATTATGTAATAATTGACCAGATGGAATAGATATTTCAATATCATAGTTATTAAGATTAGGCAAGGTTACAAGTTGAAATTTATTTGATTCAAAAACTTTTTCTTTACTTGCTACAAATGTTTCTGGTAATTCACCTGTTCTCAATAAAATTTCCCCATCCACTAAAAAATGATAAAAAACCCATACTATCAATATCAAACTAAGTATTTTCCAAAATTTACCTATATATGTAATTGTTTGATTAAAGATATTCATTAATATTTCAAATACAGCTTCAAACATGTTATATATTAATTATTAATATATTAATTATTCCATAATTAAATATAAAATAATTAATATTAACTTATAATAATTCTTGTTCTACCAAATATTTTGTTTAAAAAATGTCTATCAATTAAACCGTGAATGCTCCAATAGAAATTTTGAAATCCAGGTTCAAAAACTTTATGTTCTTTAGTATATCTTGATAAATCCGAATATAAATGTGCTCCAACCCAAACAACTGATATGATTAAAAAAAATGTAAATAATTTATCCATTATATATTTAGCTCCTAAATTATTAAATATTAAATTAATTTTACAATTAATAATATAAATAATTAATATATATGTCGAAAGAAAAACAATTATCTGAATCAGAGGCAAATAAATTGATAGAAAAAAATGAACGTGAAATAGACAGCAAAAATATATCAAAAAAGAAGAAAGAAGAAGAAGAAGAAGAAGAAGATAAAGGTCAAGAAGGATTTATAGGCGTAATTACTGATAAAAATAGAAGTCCAGGACAAAGAGTTTACAATGCTTTTATGATTTTATTAAATATTATTTTAGGTGTTTTATTGTTTTTATGGCTTCCATGTTATTTATGGTTTACTTTAAGTAAATTTGAAAAAGTTCCGGGATATAGTGGAAATCAAGTATCAGGAACAGATCCATTTAAACCTCCTTATACAAAAAAAGCACCAGCTGGTGTTGCGTCAGCATCTGAAACAGAAATGGCTGGACTAAGTTTTTTTTCAACGAGAAAGCATGGGTGGCCTTATACTTGGGCTCAAGAACCGGATGACGTAGGAGATGGTGACTTTGTATGGCCTAACGTAATATGGGGAAATACAATGAGAGATATGTTTAACTATTCTAGAAATATGTTTGATGGTTTTCTAGATCTTTATAAATCTTTTATAGGGAAAATACCACCTTATTTAGATGTCAATCAACCAAATTACAAAACAACTTGGTGGGATTCGATTAGTATATTTTTTAGATTAATATGGGTATTTGTATTAACAGTAATATTTATTGCTGTAGGAACAGGTTATCTAGCAAAAGCATATTTAGGATATTGGATAGGTATTCCTATGATTTCATTATTTTACGCAACAGCAATGACATTTTTAGATGCGGTTAGAATGAAAGAATGTAAAGATAAAGCATTCGGTTTATTATTCTCAAAACTATGGTGGAATACCGGTTATAATGATTCAGGTTGGTTTGCTACTGTAATAGCTAAAATAAACAGATTAATCTATAGAGGTTTTTTAACTTCTCTATTTTTCTCTATTAATATGATGATTTCTATGGTTTTATTACCTGTATATGGATTTTATTGGTTATTGGTAAGACCATTGTATATGCCTAATGTTAAAAAAGCGGCTTGGTATAGTACAAAGAAGCTTATTAGTAAATATTATCTCATTCTTTTGATTTTAATAGGATTTATGGTTGCTAAAAATTGGGGAGACGAAATATATCCAGCTTGGTTTAAACCAGGACTTATGTTTTGGAAAGGTGGACCAAAATGGAAAGGCGCTTGGAATAACATAATGAATCAAGGTGAAGCTTATTGGAATGGAATATTTAAAAAAATTGTAGTAGGATATCCATATATAATAGCATTTCTCATTATGCTTTGTATTATAATAGGATTTATAACGGGTAGTAATTTAATACCACGAACAGGTCCTAAAATTGAAAGACCAACGGGTTTGACTACAATACCTAAGGAAGAATTTGTGATAAAGAAAAATGAACAATGGAGATACTCAGGTTCAGCACATATAAAATATGGTATGGATGGGTGGAGAGAAAGATGGAGAGAACAATTTAAAAATGGATTTAAAATACAAGCACCTTGTAGTGGTGTAAAACCACCATCAAGTAGCGGAGGTCAAGGTTCTACTGCTGGAATGCAATTTGGTAATGCTGTACAAAATGCCGCAATGAAACAACCCATAGTTCAGGGTGCAATGCTTGCTAATACTCTAGCTAATAATCCAAATGCTCAAAAAGGAATGGCCTTAGCAACTGTTGCGGGTGCTGCTGGTTCTTTGGGAGCAGGAAATTCTGCGATCAACGCATTGAATACTGTAAATAAAGTAAATAATATTAGAAATGTTGTAAAAAAAGGGGGAAGAAGAAAAAGAAGAAAAAAATAATATATTAAATTAATTAATTAAAGATTTAATTGATTAATATACATATATGGGAAAGAAAAATAGAAGAAAAGTAAATAAAGGACATGCAGGAAGACCAACGGTCAGTGTTTGTACACCAACATATAATAGAAGAGCATTTTTACCAACATTAATAAAATGTTTTTTAGAACAAGATTATCCACGAGATTTGATGGAGTGGATAATTATAGATGATGGGGAAGATTGTGTAGAAGATTTATTTAAAGATATTCCTTGTGTAAAATATTTTCGTGTAGAAGAAAAAATGAAACTTGGTAGAAAAAGAAATTATATGCACGAAAAATCTACCGGAGATATTCTTGTTTATATGGACGACGATGATTATTATCCTCCTAAACGTGTTAGTCACGCTGTTAGTCGTTTATTGTCTCAACCAAGAGCAGTAGCAGCAGGTAGTAGTATTGTTTTTATATATTTTAATGATTTAGAAAAAGTATTTCAATTTGGACCATATGGACATTCTCACGCTACAGCTGGAACGTTTGCTTTTAAAAGAGAACTTTTAAAAATTACACGTTATAATGATGAAGCAGAAATGGCTGAAGAAAAAGAATTTCTCAAGAATTATACAATACCTTTTGTTCAATTGGACCCTAAACACTCTATATTAGTGTTTGCTCATCAATATAATACATTTGATAAAAGAAGATTGTTAGTTAATCCAAATCCAAAATTTGTAAGACAAACGAATTTAACTCCTGCTAATTTTATTAAAAATAAAGATATATTAAGATTCTATCTTTCTATTTCAATTAAAAATTAATTGTTATAATTTTTTATCTTTACAATAATTATAATGACTATAAAAAGTTTTATGTCTAAAACACTAAAAAAATTTCATAAACAACCTTTACCAATGAAATTATTAATTGCTGGCGTTGTTATATTGGTTCTTCGTTATTTAGTTAACGAACTTATGGGCGGTGCGTATTTACAATCTAGTATGTTAGAAGGGTTTTCGGGACAAGGTAAAGAATTTACCTTATTTTATTGGAAAGATTGTGGACATTGTAAAACAATGATGCCTGAATGGGATAAATTTATGAAAAGCAATAGTAACCAAGGTATTAAAGTAAACAAAATTGAAAAAGATGAAAATCCTGGATTAATGGATAAAATGGGAGTAAGTGGATTCCCAACAATTCTTTTAACTAAAAATGGGTCAGTTGTTAAACCTTATGAAGGTGAAAGAACTGCCGAAGCTTTTCAATCGTTTGTTAATGGTAATTAATTAGTTTCTAACAAATAATCAATATATCTATAAAATCTTGATATATCTAATTTATTTATATCATAATTGTCGTTATTAAAAATTTCTATTATCTCTTCAATAGTATGCTTTTTTTTTAAATCCATAAAAAATGAGAATAAATCTTTTTTATCCATATTTAATTGTTTGCATAAATTTTGAAAAAATAAACTATTATTATATTCTGTAGAATATTTAGTTAATACTTTTGTAAATCTTATTTCACCATCTACATATTTTTTCCCTTTTTTGAAATTTGAATGGTATAAATGATTATTATAAAACGTTTTTATCAATGAACTCATTTCATTAAAAACCCATATTTGTTTTTGAAATGTTATTCTATCGATATAATCAGAAAAACATATATTATCTAATATTTCAATATAAAATTTGATATTTTCTTTGTTATATTTTTTTTGAAACAAATCTATTATATTTTCATGAAATAGTAAAGCTACGCTTGTTCTATCTGTTTCATTCATTAATAAGGGATGTTCATTTATTTCATATTTATTTTTTAATAATTTTTTAGTTATTTCTTTAGTATCTTCATTGTAATTTTTTTTTTGAAACAAGTTTTGAATTAATTGATTTTTTAATATATTTTGATGTGTTTTGTATATTTCGTATGTTGACTTGAACTTTCTTAAATCACCTTGTATAAACTCTACTATATTTATTAATAAATTTTGTTCTAATTTGGGCATTAATATATTTATTAATTTTTTTACTTGATTTTTAGAAGGTTTTTTTAATTCAACTGAAGTGCATATTTTCATCATTTCTCTTATTTTTTTATCTATGTGGTAATTCCCTATACATACTATTGGTGTCATTGTTATCTGTTCTTTTTTTTGTTTTTTTGTTTTCTTAGGTCTTATTAATTTAATTAACGAGTTTATACCACCTTTATCACCTGAATTCATTCCATCTATTTCATCCATTACAATTGCTATTTTTTTAACTTTTTTATGAAACATAGAAAGAATATTTTTATCAGACATATTATGTTTTGTTATTGTTTCTATAATACTTTTATTTCTAACATCTCCTGCATCAAACTTTATTATATCATAATTTAAATCTTTTAATATTTTATTTATAAACTCCGTTTTACCTGAACCTGGTGAACCATATAAATAAATCCCTCTTTTGGTTAATAAATTTTGTTTATTATCTTCAAAATTTATCAAAGCATCTTTAATAATATTTTCTTCTTTATTTCTATTCAATAATTGATTCATATTTAATTGTTCCATAATATATAACATAATAAATAACTTTCTCTTTATTAAGTTAATTATTTAAAACTATATTTTCTTATTAATTCCAAACATTTATTTGCTTTATTTTCAATACAGTATAATGAATAAAAAAGTAATTTACTTCTATAATTCATATTTTTATAACGATTTTTCTTTGTAATTTTTTTCCATTTAGTATAATTTTCTTTTAAAATAAAACCAAATATATACCAATAGTCATTTTTTATTAATTTTCTAACATATGTATCAAAGGTAAATCGTTTATCTAATTTTAAATGAAATCCATATATATTATTATGTAAATATTCTTGACGCCACCTGTTATATTTTGAATAATTTTTAGCACAAAATAAACATCTTACATGATAAGGAATATATTGATATATTAAATTTAATATATCTTCAGGTAGATTATTCATTATATTTAATATTAATCATTATAATAATATTAATATTAATATTAATTTACATTTGAAATACCATCCCATTCAATCTGACATTGTTTTGCAAACTCTTTTTTAGCCTTTCTTCCTTTATATCCTTGAAATTTTGTTGCTTTAAATGAGTGTTCACCGTCACATTGACCATTTCCTAAACCTTTTACATTTTTACACCTTTGATTATCTAATACTTCCCAATAATCTGGACAAGGCGGAACCTCTGGTGGATATAATTGATTTTCTTTAGCTTTGGCCATCATTAGAGCCATTAAAGCCATTAATATTATAAATATCACTAACGCAACATATGCAACTTGTTTTTGAAATGAACCTTCTGCCATATATATATTAATTATCAAGATAATTTATTTTTTATTTCAATAAATTTTATCTCTATAACTAATATAATGAATAACGGTAGAGTTAATATTATGGGTCCTAACACCAGCGATTTATTTAAATTATATGAACAAGTTCCACTTGATAACAAATCAACATCTTATAAACATGCTATGGATGGTAATTGGCAATCTACAGTTTTATCTGATGCTTTCTTTTCTGGTGAAAATATTAGAATTATTCAAAATGCAATAAAAGCTGCTGTTTATCATGGTTCAAAAACTATGTATGTTATTGGTGATCAAAATGAAGATACACTAAAAATTATCATGAGAAGCACTTTTTTACAATATTCTTCTAATAAACCAAATCGCATTACAGAACAAATTGTTGCTCTAAACAAACTTGTTGTTGATTACTCCGCACCACAAATTTTAAGCGAAGCTAAAGCGTATACAAGATATAAACATGATGTAAGTACTATTGCTACACCTATGACTAGACCTAAATCAACCATGCATACTAATACTTTATATTTCAAGGGATGGTTTTAATTATAATTATTACATAATTAACTATGAAATAATTATACTTTTACAGCAACTGCTATATTATCCAATTTCTTATCCATACTATCTAATAATTTTATTTCTTCTTCATTTACTTTAACAACTTTATTTTGTTTTAAACATTTTGATATACATTTATAAATCATAACACCACCTATGGTAGTTACGGTACCTAGTAAAAAATATCCTATATTTAACAAGATTTGAATATCTTTTTCCATTTTATTCATATCATTACTTAACTGAGAAAAATCAGCATTTTGCAGTAACATCGAATTAGTATCTACTTCACTCATTAGATTAATTATCTAACTTCTTTTTAAGTAGTTAACTTAATGTTTCTATCAAAATCGATTGAAATATACTTTTATGACGGGGATACCACCAATCATCAAAACTACCTAGTAGTGATAATTTTTCTTCATAATTTATATTACTTAATCCATCTATATATTCATCCGTTAAAACACAATAATCCCCTCTAAATTCTTTTAACGAAACAAAATATAATGGAATACTTTCATAATGTATATCTATTATTACTCCTTCTATATCATCTAAGTGTGGTCTATTAAATTTTATAAAATCGCCTATATTATAACTCATATACATAATTAAAAAATTTATATTTATGTATATTTAGTTAAGCTTTTACCTTCTTCTTTTTTTTAGTTTTCTTTTTACTTTTTTTACCTATTAATCTATCTTCCCTTTCAATACAATATTTATCATATTGATCTTCAAATTTATCTAAATCTTTTAACCACATCGTTTCTATCGATGTTTTATTTAATTGTTTATATTCTTCTAATCTTATATCTTTTTCTTTTAAAAGTTTTTCCATATTCTCTTCTTCTAAACTATCAATGGTCATCGTTCTTAAATATTTATAATCTTCATCTCCGTCAATTATATTATAATTTCTTGTTTTTAATAATTCTATTACTTGTATTTTCTTTTTTTTTCTTAAATCAATTGTTCCTTCACACTGTTCTTTAATAAAACGCGCTTTATTAGTTAATATAGCTATCGTTCTAGATAAAATTTTCAACAAATATATTTTTCTATTTTTATATCCCATTAATCGAATTGGATAGTATTTTTTTATAATATCATCTACAGTTTGATATTGACGCAATTGCTGTTTTTCATCAAATAAATACATATTACTAGTCTTTTTACTTGTTACTAATTTTAACGTCTTTTCTAACATATTTATATTATCATCTACTTTTTTAGTTAATAGTGTTGATAATACTCCAGGTATAAATTTTATTTTAAAATCGACTAGAGCATCTGTACTATCATCTTGAATATTTCTTAATACTGGTTTCTTCTTCTTATCATCCATCAATTTTTCCAAATCTTCTTTAAAATTTTCGGTCCAATAACCTACAGGCAACTCTGTTATTTGAATTGTATCTGAGGATATTATTTTATAATTTCCTTTAAACAAATACTTTAAATACTTTTTCCCATCATCCTTGTTTACAAATTCAGATTTTATGATTTTACCTTTAAAACCTTCGTAATAAGGTTCTATTGTTGGAAATTTCGTTTCATTATTTAGTAAACATCTTATGTATTTACATAACGATTTTACATTATAAGACATAACATCTTGACTAAATCCTGTTCCAATACCTTTACCACCATTTACCAATATCATTGGTAGAATAGGTAAATAATATTCTGGCTCCACAGGAGTTCCATCATCATCTAAATAATTCACTATTTTATCATCCGCGTCTGGAAATATATATCTTGCTAATTTCCCCAACTTAGTAAATATATACCTCTCACTAGCATGGTCTTTACCACCTTTTAATCTTGTTCCAAATTGACCTGACGGATAAAGCACTGATATATTACTCGAACCAACAAATTCTTGTGCTAATTTTACAATAGCCATATTCAAACTCATTTCACCGTGGTGATAAGCAGAATGTTCACTTACATAACCTGAAAATTGTGCTACTTTAATTTCTTTCGTCAAATTTCTTTTGAAAGCAGCAAATAATATTTTTCTTTGACTTGTTTTTAACCCATCTATTAAATTACAAATGGACCTTTCACAATCATATTTCGCAAAATGTATCATTTCTCTATCAATAAAATGTTGAACAGGACATTTCTTTTTATCTACATCCAATCTTAGATCTTTATCATAATTACCCAACCATACTTTTCTATCATCTGCCCTCGTTTTATTAAATGCTTTATCTACAGCATCTTGTGATTCTTCACCTGTAAAATTAAACATTATAAATTTTTTCTTAGCAAAATACTCTTTAAATTCTTTACCAGAACTCGTTCCCAATCCTTTATAATATTTAATTTTCCAACCTTTTCCGTTATCATTTTGTGTTTTCCAATTTTCATATTGTTTTTCATTATAAAACGATTTTTCTCTATTACCTTTTGTTGCTTTAATAATCGGTGTATTCATATAACCCAAGAAATCGTTCATCTTAAATAAATCATTCCATTGAGAGCTAAACAAATTCATAGTCAACCCCTTGATATGATGCCCATCCAGGTCCTGATCCGTTAATATCATAATCTTACCATATCTTAATGTCTTCTTCATCTCCTCTTTGTCTTTATAAGTTTTACCTGTTTGTAGTCCCATAATTTTTTTTATATTAGTTATTTCTGCATTGTTATTAATTTTACCTATAGGAGCATCTAATGTATTTAATAACTTTCCTTTTAATGGGAATATACCAAACCAATTTCTATCTTCTTTTGTTAATCCAGACATTACACCTGCTTTAGCTGAATCCCCTTCGGTTAGTATCAATGTGCATTGCATAGAACTTGGAGTTCCTGCTTTATTAGCATCAACTAGTTTTGGTATACCACGAATATTCCTACTCTTTCTACCATCTGTTGTCTTTGCCTTTTTCATTAGCTTTACTTCATTCAAACTAATAGCAGCATCCATTACACCCATTTTAGCTAATTTATCTATTGTTTTATCATTAATTTCAAATTTAGAACCAAACTTACTATATGGTGTATTCATATAATCTTTAGTTTGTGAATCGAAAGCAGGATTTTCAACCATACAATTAACAAATACCATTAGTTGTTCTTTAATAGTTGTTGCTTTAACTGTAATTTTCTTCTTTCTTTTAATATATTCAATCATCTTTTTACAAATTTGATTTGTTATATAATCAACATGTTTACCACCTTTACCAGTATAAATACCATTCACAAAACTCACTTGTGAAAATTCATCTAGTGGAGATAATCCTACAATACATTCCCACCTATCACTCAATTGAACAATGCGAGGACTTGTTGATTTATCACCAATATACATATCCACATACTGTTCAAACGACTTAATATCTATGTCTTTTCCTTGTATTTTTACCTTTAATGATTTATCTGTTACAGCAGAGATATCAAATGCTCTTTTTCTCAATAAGCTCCAAATATCATCCGTCATTCCCTCTAATCCAAACTTTTCATAATCAGGCAACCATCTCACTTTGGTATAAGGTTTACCCGTATACTTTTCTATTTTAGGTTTATGAATTTTAGATAAATTTCTTTCAACACGCTGTGTATATTTCAAGTTCCTTACATGATCTACTGTTTCTATTTCCCCCCATTTAGCAAATACAAATACCAATTTAATACCAAATCCATTCTTACCACCTACTAATTTCTTTTCTTCATCATCATAATTAGTTGAAGTTCTTAAATGCATAAATATCATTTCAGGAATCCATAATTTATCTTTCGGATGCTTAGCAATATCAATACCATTACCATCATTCATAATTTCTATAATACCATCTTTACAACCAATTTCAATATTCTTTACTGTATGTTTCTTCTTCTCTTTAGATAATTTCATTCTTATATAATGATCTCGCGCATTCACAATCGCTTCATCAAAACATTTATATAATCCTGGAACCCATTTAACCGTCTTATGTTCAAATGCGGTGTTATCATCATTTAATGCCCACGTTTCAAGATCATCTGATTCAATGGCTCCAATATATGTATCTGGTTTTTTTTCTATATGTTCCAATGCAGTCATAGACTGGTATTGTTTTGCAAGTTTGTTCATGCTACTATTTGAATTAGACATTAATTACCTTATTGTTTTGTTTTTAAATCATTTCAATTTTATTATTAATATTATTTCTTTCCATATTAATAATAACCTAACCATGACCACAACCACCTTCTCCAACCCCATACACCTCTTCTTTCCATTTCCATTTTTAATCTAACTTTAGCCTCTTTCAATAATCTTTCTAATTGGTTTACTTCTTCCATTGTGTCTAATAATTTATTTCTCATCATAAAATTAGTTATAACTTCTATATCATCTTCTGGTTCCATCATATATTAACTTTAGAACAATTTTTTATGCGTTTATTTTTTTTCTTTATAAATTATATAATGGTAAATAACGCTTACAATAAAAACGGAGCCACTATGGTTGGTGGTAAAAAATACCAGTTGACGGTTGGTTCAAGAGCACAAGTTTGGAACAGAACCGCTTACAAAACTGGTTATGGTAAAAAAGGTTTGAAAAGATCTGATTTAATTAAAAACAAACACGGACGTATTGTCTCAAAAAGAAAGCACGCTTATGGTAAGTCTAAAGGTCTTAAACAATTGCATGCTAAAGGTTATTTCACTCGTAAAGGTCATTTTGGAACTGTTAAAAAAGGTAAAACCGCCAAAAAGGGTCGCAAAAAGGGTAAATCCAGAGGTAAAAGATGCAGACACAAATCTGGTAAAAAGAAAGGTAAATACAAGAAATGCAAAACCAAGAAAAGACGTTAAATCATTTAATTAACACATTTAAAGAAATTCTAATAAATATGTTTATATGTGTTTATCAGCAGATAAATTGTTTGCATTAGAAGACCGTTTTATGAAACAACCTGGTCTTTATGCTATGTGGAGTATTTTATTTATTATTAATTTAATTTGTTTAAGTATAGATTCTACTACTGGACCAGTAAGGGATTTTAACGTAGCTGCTCAGTTACTAAGTAGTGCGTATGGTTTAGTCTCATCCCTTAATAATATTCACGGTAATAAATTACCATCAACCATGTTACTTAGTGCCGGACCATTTCACCAATATAATACTTGGTTGTTGTTGGCTTATTATGGCGGTAATGTTTATAGTACGACCCCTCTTGGAATATATAATGGTGTTCTAACCGTCGTTGTTGGTATGTTTACTGCCGATATGGTAATTAAAAGTTGGACGGTTGCTATAAAACCAGATTATTATTTGGATTATGTTAAAAAGAAAACAGCAGCAGCAGTTACACATCCTGCTCGTGCTTAAATAATATTTGAAACTTAATTAAATATTATTTTATATATTTTAGTAAATGGATATTAGTAATTGTGATGGATTAGAATTATTAAAAAGTATACCAGATAATACTATTGATTTGGTATTAACTGACCCTCCTTATATAATTTCTAGAGATTCTGGTATGAATAAGTTTACAGAACAAGTTAAAACTATTGAACAAGAAGGAAAAAATGTAAAAACAGAAAAAGAATGGAATGATTATAAATTAAAAAATAAAATTAAAGATGATAAGTACAAAGAAAATTATCTTAAATACGGCAACACATCAGGTAAAAAATATGGATATAAAACCGATTATGGTGATTGGGATAAAAAATTTACAATGGAAAAATTAGAAGAATTTATACAATTATTTTATAAAAAATTAAGAAAGGGTGGAACTTGCATTATATTTTTTGATTTATGGAAGGTTAGCTATTTAAAAGAAGCAATGGAAAAATATAAATTTAAACAAATTAGATTTATAGAATGGATTAAAACTAATCCTGTTCCATTAAATCAATCGGTTAATTATTTAACTAATTCTAGAGAAATAGCTTTATTGGGTGTAAAAAAAGGCAAACCAACATTCAATTCTAAATATGATAAGGGTATCTATGAATATCCAATACAAAGTGGAAAAAATAGATTTCATCCTACGCAAAAAAATATCAAATTATTTGAAGAATTAATAAAAAAACATACAAATGAAGGTGATTTGGTGGTAGATCCATTCTTAGGAGGAGGGACAACTGCTATTGCCTGTAAAAATACAAAAAGAAGGTATTTATGTAGCGAATTAAATAAAAATTATTATGCAAACCTTATAAAATTGATTGGGTAACAAACATGTTGATTAAATTATTATTATGTCTTCTCTTGCCCAATACAACAACAACACACAAAACATGCAAAATACACAACCATCCAGAGAGGAATTACAACATAGACTACGTGCTCGCATTAATAACGCAGAGCATGTTCGTCAAGGTTATAACTCTGATTTTGATTTAGCTGGAACGCTAGAGAATTATCGAAACTTAGGGTTTACTCTTCTTAATTGTGTTGAAGAGACTATTGATAATACTATTGATAGTGGTTCAACAAAAGTTCGCATTTATGTATTCTATCACGAAGCCCACGATAAGAGTTATTATGTTATTGCTGGTAATGGTTCTGGATTAGACAAGCAACAGCTTATGTCTATTCAGAAATTACAACAACGTAAGAATGCTTCTCGTAAAAATGGTCGATTTGGATTCGGTGCTGCTGTTTCGCGTTCGGTGATTACTGAGAACGAGGGTCGTGCTATAATGTTAAGCAATCGCAAATCAGTTCCAGAAAATCAACGCGATGATCCTTTTGCTACTGACTGTTATGCTCAAATCGTAGTTGATTTGGCTAGGTCAATGGAAGAGGGACGATTGGTTAAAGAACCATCGGATGAAATTAGTAGAAGATATGCTCCTCTATGGAATAAATTTGCTATTGATAAATTTGAACCGGGTGTAGTTCTATTATTTGAATTAACAGATGAAATGAGAGAGAGACTATTACATGATTTTATGAATGCTGATAGACCTCATCGAAATATTAAATTGGCTATTGCTAGAGACTACAGAGAATTTGGTGTTGAGTTTAAGGTTAATAATGAAATTATTGAACCATTGCCTTATCCAACACCAGAGAATTCTATGGTTATTCGTAAGCAATTATGGTTAGTTGAACCTATTTCGGATGAAGTATTTACAGCAGCAGGAGTCAGACTTACTGATTTTAAGGTAAGAGAGATTGTTCAATTCGATTGTGATGAGAATGGTAATCGATTGGATGATACGGCAGTAATAATGCATAAAAATAATGCTCGTCGTACTAAAAATATCTCTATCGAAAACATCACCTTAAAACATAAAATTTTGGATTCAGAACATTATCTTATTAAAAGTATTCCTCAATATTTTAACAGAAATGCTGAATTCTTTCAAAGTTTAGGTTTTACCGTTGCTAATAGAGATATTCCGGATATTCTAAAAATTCAAATTGTTAATGATGGTATTATTAGAAATAAAAAATTTATTGCCTTAGATACAGACCCTGAAAAGGCGAAAGGTGATGGTAGAGGTGGTAAACATAGGGGGAGAAAAGATGTTATCAATATATTTAAACTTAATAATGAACTTACCCAGGAACAATTAAATGAACAGGATAATCTTATTAATATTAACGTAAACAAGTCCTTAATAAAGAGAGATAGTTGTCACGACGATATTAATTACTGGCTTAGTTATGTTAAAACTGCTAATATGACATATTACTGGAATTATTATTTTAGACCTATACATGAAGATGTTCAAGCTGAACAAGCTGAACAAGTTGAACAAGTTGAAGTGGGAGCTGAGGAAGAGGAATCGGATGAGGAAGAGGAATCGGATGAGGAAGATCCTGTTGGACCAAATGGCTTAACTCAGGAGGAAGATGAAGATGGTGAAGAAACTGAGAGTGAAGAAGAGGATCAGGAAGATGGTGAAGAAGTTCCTGTTGGACCAAATGACCAACCTCAGGAGGAAGATGGTGAAGAAACGGAGAGTGAGGAAAAGGAAGAGGAGGAAGATGAACAAGGTGAAGAAGTTCCTGTTCAACAAAATGATGAACCTCAGGAGGAAGATGGTGAAGAGATTAATACTAATAACGGCACACAAACGATTCCTACTCACGAAAGACGAAATTCCAATGGTTTAGAGAATATTCTTAATATTTTCAATAAAATTAAGAATAATCCAGAACGTTGGTCTGATGAAGATAAAACAAGAATGGTTGAGGGAACTAGTAATTTCACAGGTCTTAAATCAATTACACATAGAATTATTAGAACTGTTTATGGTGCTAATGCCGAATTTGTAATTGATATGATTAATCGTCACGATGATGGTAGAGACCTGGTAGAACATTATTTAGATGATTGTATTAGTTTATATGAAATATATTATTCCAATCGAAGTTCTACAACCGTTATCAACGCCGCTGAAATCACTAGGATTTGGGAAATAATGGCGCCTCGTATGATTGAACAATAGATAAATAAATAAAAAAATAAAAAAATACACTTTTTTATTTTTACCAATACTCTTTCAAAACCTTATTATTTTTTACATATCCTTTTGGAACTTTTTGACTCATATATTTTTCAAAATATTTCTTACTCACTATATTAGTATAATTTATACCAGCATAACCACAATATAACTTATATATTTCTAGTAGATTATGATTCTTTTCCTTTAGTTTTTCTTTGTTGTTTAACAAAAATTTATCTATATCGTTATTTTTATTCCACAATGTACAACTTATATTTAGTAAATTCTTTCCTCTAATTTTAACTTCAGGGAAGAAATGATTGATAATATCTAATAATTGATATTCATTAACAGTATTTTCTTTGTTTCCATTCAACCATATTGTAAACAATTCATTTATTTCACTTATTTCATAGTCTCCATCCTGATCATCTTGTATTGTTTCTTTCCAAAATGATTGAAAATGTCTAATACCTATTAGATAATCACTAGTCGTATTATAGGATATTTTTTCTACTTTATTCATAAAATCCTGTTTATATATTATCATAGGCATTGATTTATTTTCACAAAATATCTTCCAAAGAAAATACATTTCCTCTTGTGTTAAATTATCTTTTTCACTTTTTTTTAAAAATTCTTGTTTAAATTCATCAAATATGTTATCCTGTGTTCTATCTTTCAAATATAGTATTTTATTTCGTATATCAAGACTCTGTTTTTCTATATAATTCTCTGAACCTTCATATCTAGTTGAATAGTGGAGACCTACTATTAATATATTAAAAAAATTATTTTTTACAAATGTATTCCAGTATGATATATTTCTTATATTTTTTTTGAATTTTATTAATCTACTATTTTTGTAGTCATACCCCCTGTATTTAAATTTAAATTGTTTCATTAATTCTTCACCAAAATAATCATTATAATATACATTTATCTCAGTTAAAAACTCACGTGAAAATTCAGGAACATAATACAGTATATTTTGATTGATTTTCCGAAAACTATCACCTATACAAGCTAGAAAATATTTTACTTCTTCGCGTTTTTTAAAAAATAAAGGACAAAGAAAATCTATTGTTTTTTGTATCGTAGATGATTCTGGAATGCAAGATAGTATATCATTATCCATTGCTTGTTGTATTGCTCTCTTAGCTATATCATGTTTAAATTTACTTAATTTGGGATAGGTTCTTGGGTTTAAATCTGTTATTATTTCGTGCCATATAGAATCTGTATTACATACTTCAAAATCTGAATCATCGTATTTTATTATTATTTTTTCTTTGTTTCTTGCTATACATGAATAATATTTGATTTCGTTATTATAAAAGAAATCCGATATATATTCTACTATTTTTTCTTCTATTTCTTTTTTTTCTTTTTTTTCTTCTTCATAAATATCCATCATATCTTGAATATCATCCATAACATAAGTTTTCAGTCTCTCTAGACCTTCTGCGTCATTTTCGTATCGTTTGTATATTAATTTTATTTTTCCTAATAATTCGTTCATTTAATATAAATATAATATTTATATTTATGTTATTTTTTTAGTTTTTTTACTATTTAAACAAATAAGAAGTTATTAGGATATATATGACTTCTGTTGCTAATAATAGTGAAGGTAAGGTCCTTGAAATTAAAACTGTTCAAATAGCACCATTCAGAACACTTATGACAGCATTAAAGGATATATTATTAGAGACTAATATAACTTTTAAACCCGATGGTATTAGAATTATTAATATGGACAAATCACATACTATCTTAGCTCATTTGTTTTTGGATGCAACCAAATTTGAATATTACTATTGTAAATACCCAAAAATTATTATTGGTGTAAATATGTTTCACCTATTTAAACTTATTAATACTATAGACAATGATGATACATTAACTATTTATATTGATGAAAATGAATATACAGAAGGTATTGTTGATAACCTAGGCCTTCGTTTTGAAAATGGCGATATACGTCAATTGAAAGATCAAAAATTAAAGTTGATTGAACCAGATGAAGAAGAACTTGAATTGCCCGATGTTAAGTTCTCGTCGGTTATTAATTTACCTGCTTCTGACTTTCAGAAAATCATTAGAGATTTATCAAATATTTCTGATAGATTGGAAATCAAATCCGCTGGACAAGAGTTGATTTTTGAATGTCAAGGATCTTGGGCCAAAGCAAAAATCATTAGATCGGAATGCGATGGCAACATGGAATTCCAACATAAGCCTGATGAAAACAAGGTCATCCAGGGGGAATTTAGTTTAAAAAATTTGAGTTACTTCATCAAATGTACCAATTTATGCTCTTGTATCGAGGTATATCTTGAAAATGATTTACCACTCATTGTTAGGTACGCTGTTGCTAGCTTGGGTAGTATTAAGTTAGCATTGGCGCCATTACCAAGTTCATAATTTATAATAAAAAATGTTTATTATAAATCTATTTAATTATATTGGTTATATATTTTATTATTACCTATACATATTATTGTTGAATGGTTTATATTTTTTAATATATCAATACACGTTTTTAATTCTTCCCTCCAATTATTTTTATCAAACCACACGTCTTCTTGCAAAATACGAATAATATGAAATCCATTTTTTAAAGCACAGTTCATTTTATATTCATCTCTTTCAATTTGTATCGATAAATCAGTTTCACCATTTCTATGAAAATGTGGAACATACTTTATATGTTGCGGTCCATCTAATTCAATTAATATTTTTTTAAAAATTTCATAATCATATATATTTCGGTTGTCTGTATCTTTATTTTTACACCATTCGTAAGAAGATTGATATACACAATCTTTATCTATATCTTTCAAATACTCAAATAATTTTAATTCTGTTTTTTTATTTTTATTTAATATTATTTGTAATTTTTCATTTTCTTCAGGAAATAACTGTGAAAAACAATCTCTACAATATCCTTTATAATGTTTTTTTGTTGCTTTTGTTTCATCACAATTTATACATAAATTACGAAATTTTAATACATTATTATAATATTTTTTGGCATTTTTTTTTAATTTTGCTTTGTTGTTTTTTTTATATTCCCTATCATATTCTCTTTTTTCTCTTCTTAAATTTGCATCATTTTTATATTTTTTTAAATATAATTTTATTCTTACCCATTCTTTCAATCTATTAAATACAATACGTTTTAATGTGTGTTCAGTACCGTCTTTAGATTGTAACCATTCTGAATGTTTCTTTGCTTTCAATTCGCGTTTCTTTGCTTTCAATTCGCGTTTTTTTTTCGTATCTTTTAACCATTGATTTTTTGTTAATACATGACCACTATTACACCAAGCAATTTCTCCATTTTTATTATAATATTCTCCTTTCTTTCTTTCACGGACAGGAGGTACTTCGGGTAATTTATTTATATCAACATCCCATTTATAATTAATATAATTATTATAAAATGTTTTCATATCCCAACCTTTATCTTTATGAATTTTTTGATAATTATTCCAATTTTCTTTTTTGATAACTAATGAACTCATATTGATATAATATACATGTAAATATCGTATCAATTTTATAAACTCGTAGGGCATAGTGGAATGAAAAAATTTATTTAATTTTATTTATTATTTTCTTTCTCCACCAATTTTGGATTACAATAGCATAATATTTTTTTGTACAATTTACAGCATATTTTATCTTTTCTTTATTCCATCCAGAAGTTTTTTCAGTAGTATTATCACTTTTATTAAAGATATCCCATTCTCCCACGTTAAATTCTAAACAAATCAAACAACAATTATCTTTTACATATCCTATGTTTTGATTTTTTCTTTCTAATGACATTTGATAATTACCATTTAATTGTAATTTTTTGAAACTAACGTAACATAAACCTTTTTGTTCTAAATAGATTTCAAATAATTCATACAATGTAAGAGTGCATAATTTTCTAGTATTTTTTTTTCCATTATTTTTGGCAGTATTCAACATTAATATTAATCGTTCTCTTAAATTTTTATCTCTTGTGTTGTATTCATATATACATAATCTACATCTATAACTTTCTCTACCAGCTTTTGAAAAATCTTCTTTCATATTTTTTATTTTTTTACAAGTGTTACATTTCATTTCATTTTTGTCTTCATTGACATACACTTTATTTTTGGAAGTCATCCTCTTACCCTTTTGTGATGGTTTTTTTTTGGCGATTTCTATTTCATTTTTAAGTTTCTCTATATCTACTGTTCTATTTGGGTTATATTCTTGACAAAATTTATTCCATTTACTAACTGTCCATTGTCTATGGGCAGTTTGGAATTCTAAACAAATCAATGCTGTATTATCAAATAAATATCCTTTATCTTCATCTAATCTTTCAATACTCATTCTCCAATTTGTAAATTTTATGTATGATAATGGTATTTTAGATATTAAACACATTTTTCTTTGTCTTTTAAGTTTGAAATAAATTTTTTCATAATTTAAATCAGAGATTTTAAAGTTATGTCGTTTCTTTCTTAACCATTTACATTTTCTATCTCCTCTCCTTGCCCTTGATAATAAATGACATATATGGTCATTTAAAGCGTTTCCATCTTCATCATTATAATGATACCTACAATTAATACATATTTGACATCCATGTGCTGCTAATTTTTTATCCGGATAATATTTCTTACAAGTGGTGCATATAAATCCTGGATCATTCTCCATACATTCACAATCATTTGGGTGACAGCAAATATTACATATATTAGAATAATCTTCTAGATTTAAATTATAAGCCTGTCGTTCAAAATATTCGTGAGTTTTACCACATTTGGGACACGAATAATTAGAAGAACATTTTAATTTTAAACAGTCCCTGCTATTACTTGTTATATAATTTATTAATAGTGGTATTTCATATAAATCGTCGTAATATGGAGTATCTTTTATAAATATTTGATTAGAATTAGCTACATTGTTTACAATTCTACTAATTTTACCACCTTTACAACAATCATCACAACACCAAGAAACTTCACTATAAATATCAATATCTCTATTCATTTTTATGGAAATATTGCGAAATTTCCGTTTTACTTCTGTTTTACAAATAAAACAATTATATATTATTAAATCTGTTTTAGTTATTAATTCGTTATTATAGTTTTTTTCAAATTTAATGTTAATATGTGGCAATTTTTCCTTTATTTCTAAAAGAAGTTTAATATATTGAAGATGAGGTTTACCAGTTTGACCGTGTTTTTTACAAAACCCATTTTTAGTTTTAATTAAAGATCTGAAACTTTTATCCCAATGATTTTCACAAAATGAAAGAGTACATATACCTTTAATTTTACTATACACATGTATAGTTTCATGATTAAAATCTTGTTCTTTTAATGATAAAATTTTAATATTATTATTTTTACATTCTTCGGTTAATTTTTTTAATGTCCATTTTTTTTCTTTCTCTTTCGTTTCTACTACTAATGAACTCATTAATTTAAATAGAAAAGTTGTATTTAAATCAATTACATAAATACTTTATCCAAGCTGAGATAGGAACTCAAATAAAAGCTGAACTTGGGCGGTGGAATTAAAAAAGAGGCGTATTTAATAATACACATTTTTTATATTTGTTTAACGATTCGTACGTCTTTTGTATTCTTGATAACGCTTATAACTTTCTTTACTTGCTTTTGTACATTCCCAACATCTTTTATAATACATAATTTCACCAGTTTCACGATGCGTATATGTCCCGCATACATTTTTACATCTTTTTGTCCCTCCATATTTTGGGTTTCCCCATCCCGGACACTTCTTTCCTATTCTGTGATGTGTTCTACAATCATTACATTTATTATCCTTTCTATTTTTGTGGGGTTCTCCACAATCCTCACAAATTTTACTTAAGCCATCGGGCATAAAGGTTTTTATACAACAACTACCAATAATCATATAGTGATACTCACCATCTTCTTGAGGTTTTTTTGTTGTTAAATATGCGTTTTCTGTTATTAATTTTTGTCCACAAGGGCATTCAGGATCCCAATCAGGTAGACATTCAGACATTCCCCTATGTCTACAATGTTGTCTCCAATATTCTAATCTCCCTGGATGGGCAAATACAATGCCACCGTGTCTTTGCGATGGTCCACCATTACTACCACAATATATCCAATTTTTTTGTAATTCTTCAATTGAATACCCATTCTCTTCTAACCCATTTTTTAAAGCGGGTTTTATAAAATATTCTATCAAGTCTACACTTTCGGTTTCTTCTTTAAAATTCATGTTCACGTCCATTAAAATTATAAATAATATAATTTTAATTCAATTTTATAGCTCGATGAAAACTTAGATCTAAGCTGGACTTTAAAAGTTAACCTGGGTTTGAAGGTAAAAAGTACCTGGAAATATACATTTTAAAAAATTGATTATATTTTAATCATGTAATTAAATCAATTATAAAAAGCTAGATACAAATCAAATACAAACAAACACTATACAAACATGCCATACAACACAGACGGAGGAAGTCATCGCGATGGAGTCAGTAACGAAAAGAAGATTGTTACTCATTTGAATACCAGCAATGGGGCATCACTTAATTTGCCCGCATTATTTGGTAAAGGTCTACAATTTATTCAAATTGGAGGCACCAAATCGGTTAGTGATATGGACATACTTAGTTCCACAGGGGAAAAGGTGTGTGGAGTAAGCATCAAAAACCACAAACAAGGTTCATATGACTATGTGAACACTAGCAAATTACAACTATATTTGCCTGAGAATGTTGTAACTGCTATTAAAGAAGGTGTAGCTGCTATTAAGGCAAAATACAATGGAGATGAAAGTAAGTTGCCCGAAGCTCGTAAAGAAGTTGAAGATCTTCTAGAAGGTGCTTTCGCGCTTATGAGTTCTGACGTCCTTAAGTCAATCCTTCAAGCCATCAATGTGAGAAATCCTAAGTTGGTTATGATTAATGATATTAAGGATAAAAAACTTAAATGTTATCACGAATCATCATTCACAGAGTTGTCTGCCGAACCTTACAAGGCAACCAACACATACTCCCTTAAAAGCACGCGAGCCAAGAGTAGTCGTCAAATTACTCGCAATGGAATAGTCACCAATTTAAGACTAAGAATTGTTCTTAACAATGGTGTAAAGGCGCTAATTGGATTATCTAATGCTAATAAGCATTCTAGTCCTGTAATTAAGATTCAACAGGATAAGGTTAACGATGTATTAAAATCCACTACATTATATTCACAATGTGATTTTCAATAAAAAACAAAAAATAAAAAAACAAATAAAAAATAAATTAGGTTATACACACCTTTTTTCATTTAAATCGTGATTGAACAATAGGAATCACATCCTTATTCAAATCATTTACTATACATTTTCTATTTAATTTATTAGCTGCTTCTGCTGTAGTCCCTGAACCACACATAGGGTCCAATACATAATCGCCTTCATTTGTTGATATTTGTATTAATCTTTCTAATAGTTTTACTGGTTTGGCTGTTGGATATTTTCTTATTTCTTTTCCTTGACTTATTGAATGTATATCATCCCATAAATCTGTACACGGTTTCCCGGGATTTTCGTGTAAATATATTTTTTTATATAGATTACTTTTCTTTTGCTTGGGAAGATGAATTCTATTATCATCAATTAGTTTCAACAATTCTTCTTTTTTTATTCTCCATCCAGATGTAGGATTAAATATTCTATCATTTATATTGATTTCATACATATAACCTTTTTTTGTTTTTTCAGTAACCAAATGACCTAATGCGTAGTTTCCTCGTTCATCCTTATTTTTAAATGAATTTTTCAAATAAGTAGCATCTTTTTCTTGATAAACTAGATTAAATTTAGCTTTCTTTATCTTATTACATTTCCATATAATATCCATAACCGAACCTAATTTAGATTTAACATTATTTTTAGACCGACATTTCTTCCAAAAGATGGGTTCTACGAATTTAAATTTAGCCCGCAAAACTCTTTCCGGTATAAACATACAAGATGATGATATATGAAAGAATAGTGTTCCATTGTTTTCTAATAAATCATATAGTTTATCTATATTTAATGAGATGAATTTTTCATAATCTTCATCTGTCCATTTATCTGAAAATCCCAATTCACTATTACAATTTAGTTTATAATCTCTATCAGAATTAAATGGTGGATCAAAATATATCATACTAAATTTTTTATCAGTATTAATTTTTAGTGAACTACCTATATATAACTCAATATCATTGGTTAATGTAATTATGTTTTGTTCGTTTGTTAATGACGCCATGTTTATATAAAATAAATCTTAATTTATAAATCAATTTTATTTATAATATATGTAATTAATATATGGAAAACGCGCAAAAAATACAAAGTTTGCTTGGAGGTAATCCTATGATAAAAAATGTTCTATCTAATCCAGAACACATGAAAAATGCACAAAAAATGTTACAGAGTCCAGATGTTCAAAAACAAATTGGTGGATTGATTTCTAATCCGAAAGTTATTCAACAAGCTTCACAAGTATTAAGTGGACTTCAACAAATAAATAGCACTCAGGCAGGAGGAAGACGTAGAAGAAAAAGTACAAAGAAAAGACGTAGAAAAAGAAGAGGAGGAGAAACCCGTAGACAAAAAGTCGAAAAGCGTGCGAAATTAGCAAAAGACTTAATGCAGATTCATGATAAAGGGCAAAGACAGAATATAGTATCTGCTTATTGTATGACTGACGCCACTGCTCCAATATGTAAAATACCACGTCACCAATTAGGAGGAAGAAGAACGAGAAGAAGACGCAAGCGTAGAAAAAGAGGTGGAATCACGCAAGCAATGTATAACGAAGGCAACAGGCCCACCACCGATGAAGAAAGAAAAAGACTACAAAGATACCACGCAAGGAAGCAGACAGCAGAGTACGTGGAGGGAATGAAGAATGTAAATCTAGAATTTTCCCCGGACTATAAAGCTCCAACTGAACAAGAAATTTATGAAAAATCGAGTGGAATAACGGACTCCGAACAAGAAAAGGAAAGAAAAAAAGCAATAGCTAACTTTAAACCATGTGAAGAAGGGAAAGTGAAAATGTTTAATACTACTACTGGACAACCATATTGCGCACCCAAACCCGAAGATAAAAAAGAGTCGTCAAAGGGAGGAAGAAAACGTAGAAGAAAAAGAAGAACAAGTAGAAGAACAAAGAAAAAGAAGAGACGTAGAAAATCAAAAAGAAGAAGAAAACGTACAAAGAAAAAGAAGAGAAGACGTCGCTAATTAATTAATAAATAGTATTAAATAATAAATATCATCTTATATTATTTAATGTGTGGCATTTTTGCTATTTACAATAACAATTATTCAATAAATAACATGAAAGATTTGATTTATCACTTGAAACGTTTACAACATAGAGGTAAAGATGGATACGGTATGGTTTATCTTGAAGATAAATCTTTAGTAACTATTAAAAATAAAGGAGAGATTAAAAATGATATTCATGATAGAATATTGGATATATATTCAAAATCTTGTATTGGACATCTAAGATATTCTACGTCTGGAGATAGTGTTAAAAATGGTAAAGTATATAAACAAGAATTACAACCACTTAGAGGATTTTCACATGATATTGGTTCATTTTATATAGGACATAATGGAAACATACCTAATATTAAAATACACGATACAACCTATATTAAAAATATATTAGAAAAAGATACGGATACTTTTGAAAAAAAATTAATTAAACTAATGAATACAATACCAGCAGCATTTTCGATTGTTATCTTAACAAATAATAATGATATGTATATTATGCGAGATAGATTTGGTATAAGACCATTGTGTTTTGGAGAAAATAATAATAAAATTTATGTTAGTTCAGAAAGTTGTTCATTTAACAAAAACATAAAATATATAAGAGATGTATATCCGGGTGAAATAATTAAAATAAACAATGATGGTTATAGAACCATTTATCAACAAGATAATTCTAAATTAAATTTATGCAGTTTCGAAATATTATATTTTTTAAATGAAGAAAGTTTTGTAGATGGTTTGAATATAAAAAATGTTAGAAAAAACCTTGGTAAAGTGTTAGCAAAAAAAGAAGATTTATTAAAGGATAAAAAAGACTATGTTGTTACTGGAATACCACTTACAGGGATTTTATATGGTAAATCGTATGCAGAAACATTAAACTTTCATTATAAACAATTGATATACAAAAATGAAGATATAGGTAGGACATTTATTATATTAAACGATAATGATAGAAAGAGAGCGTGTAATGATAAATTTATTTATCATCATAGTGAAATAAGAGGAAAGAATGTAATATTGGTAGATGATACGATTGTTCGCGGTAATGTTATAAAATGTATTATTAAAAACTTTAAAAAATTTGGGGCAAAAGAAATTCATGTAAGAATTCCAGCACCTCCTGTTATAGATATATGTGAATTAGGTATATCTATACAAACAAAAGAAGAATTAATAATGCATAATAAAACAGTAGATGAAGTATGTAATGAAATAGGTGCGGATAGTTTAGTTTATTTAACGATTGACGAATTAGAATTTTTTCCGAAGGATTCTTATAATCAATGTTTTTCTGGATATATTAATCCTGAAATAAAATTGATTTAAAATAATAATAATGTATTATTTTAAATGGAATTATTGAAACATAAAGCAGAAAAATGCGGTTATTTAAAAGTTTTACTTGGACCAATGTTTTCAGGCAAAACAACCGAATTAATGAGAATATATAATAATCACAAATCTTGTGATATACCTTGTTGTATAATAAACCATGCTAGTGATATAAGATATCATAAAGAAAAAGTAGGTAATCATAATGGTGTTTTACTACCGTGTTATAATTATGAAAAACTTGTTGATAGTATTCAACTAGTTACATTGTATGATATATTCTTAATAAACGAAGGACAATTCTTTGAAGATTTATACGATGTTGTTAATATATTGGTTAATATGCATAAAAAAACGGTTTATGTTTGTGGATTGGATGGAGATTTTAAAAGAAGAAAGTTTGGTTCAATATTAGATATTGTTCCATTGGCTGATGATGTAGTAAAATTAAAAGCAATATGTAAAAAATGCAAGAAAAAACCCGCTATATTTACACATAGATTATCAAAAGAACAAGAACAAATGGTTATAGGAAATTCAAACTATGTATCATTATGTAGAACTTGTTATAACATGAATATGTCTACAACTCCACCTTTTCGTTATTCTCCTGTGAATCATCCTTAAAATACAAGTGTTTAATTTTATATGTTAAAATTATCATATTTTGTATTACTACACCAACATCAGTTAAAATAACAGGCCACTCCATTATCAATACGCCATACCATATCCATAAAAAACTCATTATCATCATTAATAATAGTGATTTTAATGATATATCTCGAGTTGAATTTGTTTTTACAATACGATAAACTTGCGGCATATATGATAAAACACATATGACCGCTGCGGCTCCTCCAACAATTTCTTTCATTAAGTATTTTTTTTTAATTGTATTTATATTGTTTTAAAAAAGTATTTAAAGTAATAAATATATATCTCTTTCATAAAAATGCCTAGAAAGAAAAAAACGCCAGCGTCGGCAAACGAACCTAAGCCACCGCCAAAAAAGAGAGGAAGAAAACCTAAAAAAAAGAACCCTGAAGACCTAGTACCAAAAGTTCCCAAAAAAAGAGGAAGAAAACCTAAAGGAGGTAAGATAATTAAAAAGGAGAATTTAAATACTGGAACTGAAAAAAATATACAACACAATATTATTTTACATTTAAAATGTCCTTTAAATAATGAAACAAACAATAACAGTATCATTAATCCAACAGATTATAATCCGGTAATAAATCAAATATCGGCTTATAATATTCAATCAAATAGTAAATTCCCTAATTTGAATTATCAAGATTTTAAACAAGAAAATATAGTTGAAACAAAAATCGATAAAAAAAATTGGACAGAACCAAAAGTAGAAACTAAAGAAGAAAATAATGACGAAATTAATTTAAAACAAATATGGATGAAATTAGAAATGTTAAAGAAAAATTTTAGAACGAATAATGTTAGCGATAGAAAATCAGCTTGTTTTTGGTGTACTTGTAATTTTGATAATCCTTCTATTCATATACCTATGAAATATGAAAACAATTGTTATAATGTTTATGGATGCTTTTGTAGCCCTGAATGTGCTGTTGCTTATTTAAAAAAAGAAAATATAGACACATCTACATTATGGGAAAGATATAGTTTACTTAATAATATTTATTCTAAGATATATGATTATAAAAAAAATATTAAACCAGCTCCTTGTCCTTATTATACATTAGACAGGTATTATGGTAATTTAACAATTCAAGAATATCGTAAATTATTAAATAATGATCGATTATTGTTAGTTGTAGATAAACCAATGACTAAAATATTACCAGAACTTTATGAAGAAAATAATGAAACACCAATGGTATATTCAAATTTATTAAATAAAAATAAAAACAATGATAAAAATAATGATTATAGACTAAAAAGAAAAACTACTAATTTTTCAAAAAACCAAATACTCTCAAAAACATTTCAATTTAATTAATCATTTTTTATATTATTTAATTCTATTTTCGCATTTTTAATTGTGCTTTCTAATTCTTTTAAATATGCTTCTCTTTCTTGTTCTTTTTTATCTGCTACACGTGCGTCATATTTTGTATTTACATCATCCATAAAATTTCTTATTTCAGTCATCATTTTTTGATTTACAGACATTTTCTTTGTACTTTTCTTTTTTTGAAAATTTGGATTTAAATATTCTTTGATAACACTAATATAATCTCCATTCCATTCTTCATATTTTTCTTGTGCTCTTTCTTCTGAATAATCTGTTTGATTTCTTATTATTTTCAATGCCTCTTCTACATCTTGTATTTCACTCATATTTATATATCAAATTAACACATATTGTTTAAATAATTAATATTAAAAACTATATTAAACAAATCTTTAAATATTAATTCAAGATATGTCGAATAATTCATATAGTTCACAACATGGTATATATAATATTGTTGAATTAGTTACAAAAGAAGTCACTATTTCACTACAAAATAATTTAAAAGATATATTAAATGAAAATCAAGAAACAATGAATTGTATAAAAAATATTCCTCAAATAAAACAATTAATAAAGGAAAATTATGAATTGAAAACTGAAATTAATGTTATTAATAATAATAAAACGAATAATGTTCGTAATTTTGTTGAAACTAATTATGAGAAACAACAATTACAAAAAAAAGTTGATTACCAGATAAAAACTATTGAAATGCAAAAAAATCTACTTATTAAAACTAGAGAAAAAATAGAAACATTGCAAGCTGAAAAAAAAGAACTAGAGAAAAAACTTCAAACTACATCATTGAGAGTTAATACTAATCTAGAAAGTAACAATATTTCTCTCGAAGTTAATGAAATTAACAATAATAAACAAAAACTTGTTACATCTACCGAACTTGAAAATCATGAATCAAAAAAAAATGAAATTTTGGATTCTGATATAAATATTCAACAAACAGATAATGTTGAAATAGATAGTTGTTCAGAAGAAGATGATGATGAAGATACAGAAGACACACAAGAATCTAATAGTGATAATGAAAATCTAATGTTGGCTCATTGGGAACATGAAAAAACCAAAATAAACCAAATTTATTTTCAAAATAGTAAAAATATTGATTTAGAAACAAACAAACCTGATGAAGAAAGTGATGATGATGATGAGGATGCTGTTCCTTTACACTTAAGTAATAATATTGTAGAAAATAATACAGAAAAAGCAAAAAAAGATGAAGAAGAGGAAGTGGAAGCAGAGGAAGAAGAGGTGGAAGTGGAAGAAGAGGAAGTGGAAGCAGAGGAAGAGAAAGAGGAAGAGGAAGATGAAGAGGAAGAGGAAGAGGAAGAGGAAGAAGAGGAAGAGGAAGAAGTGGAAGAAGTTGTAATTCAAATTGGATTTGCGAAACAAAAAGTATACAAAAGTAATACTGGTAATGTATACGAAATATTAGATGATGATGAAGTAGGTGATTTAATTGGAACATTCACTAATGGTAATTTTATTAAACTTTAATTAGGAAAGTTTTCTCCTAACATATTATAAGTAATGTTTTCAAGATTATGTCCACCAGCTTTAATATATTTAATTTTTTGCATTATTCAAATAGGAATAGATATAATGAAAGGTTATAATAATACAGCATTAATAAAAGTTTGGGTTACTTTTGTCTTTACTATTTTATTAAACTATTTATGTCAATCTGGTTTAGGAATAGTATCATGGATAATAGTATTTGTCCCATTTATTTTAATGACTATTATTGTAGCTATGTTATTGATGTTATTTGGGTTAGACCCAAGAAGTGGTAAATTACGCGTGTATAAAACAGATAAAGATAAACCTTTAGTTAACACTCAAGTTAAATTGCAAGCAAAAAAGTCAAACGATAGATATGGTCTAGATAAACCAGACGAACAACAAATTGAATACGATAAATTAAATATTCAAAATAAATCCCAAACAAGAATTAAAAAAGATACAGCATATGGAATGTATACCGATTTCCATAGTACTAGTGATGGTCGAAGAAAAGAATATGTTAAAATTATTAGAAATATATTAATTGATATGAGAAAATCTCATCCAGCAGCTTATTTTGAAAACCAGGCTAATGCTTGTATTAATAAACATGATGGAGATGGTGACTTTGAAAAATGTTTGCAAAGTTTAGTTTTAGATACAGCCAATAAGTTAGGAGGAAGAGCTAAACGTAATTTTTTAAAAAGAGTTAGATCTAGAAATATTATTAAATAAATAAATTATTTAAAACTATAATATGTTTTGTACATATTATAGTATGAATTACAGCTATTTACTTGTAGGTGCTGGTTTAGGCGGAATAACTTATTATGGATATAGAAATCCCGATTTTTTTATACCATATATTGTAAACGCAATACGATATTATCATATTGTAACAGATTATTTAACTTTTAATGATAATAAACCAATTGAAATAATAAAAAAAAGAAAACATTCGCAAATTGATTTAATATGTTATAATATTGATACGAAGAAAGAAACCAGGATAATAGACATCAAAGAAGCAACAGAAACATCCCCTGATAATAAAAAACAATTAAAAATATTAAAAAAAGAAATAGATAATCAAATTTATTACAAAAGATTATATGAAAATAATATTAATAATCTAATAAAAGATAATCACTTTTTTTTTGGATTTTTAAAAGATAAACCTTTTTTACAGGTAGAATACCAAGACCAAAATAAAAGGCTTGATATTCATTTAAAATTAAAAGCTTTTTATATCAATCGAAGTAGAATTTTAGATTATAAATTTTTACATTGGTTTATGAAAAAATACTATAATTATGATATAACGAATAGAGATTATCAAGTAAATATTATAGACAACAATGTAAATATGTTAGTATTAACAGATAAAGATTACATCATACTAAGAAATGACATTAATGAAAAATATGAAATCATTAGAAATGAAGAGATTTAAATATATTTATAAAATAATATAAAGAAAGTTTTCTTATATTATTATAATGGAAATGGCTCAATCTACATCGATTAATAAATCCTCCAGTGAAGTAGAATCACAACATCTTTTAAGTGATAAATGGGTTCTCTGGGCACATTTACCACACGATACCGATTGGACACTAAAGAGTTATATTAATATTGTAGAATTTGATACTGTTGAAAAAGTAATTGCTGTTATAAACACAATACCGCCAACTATGATAAAAAACTGTATGCTATTTGTAATGAAAAAAGGAATTAATCCAACTTGGGAAGACCCTCAGAATTCTAAGGGAGGATGTTTTTCTTTTAAAATTATGAATAAACAGGTATGTCAGGTTTGGAATGATTTATTAAAAGTCGTAACTGGAAGTACCATTTCCATCGATAAAACATTTGTTAAAAATGTTAATGGGATAACTATCTCACCAAAAAAAGCTTTTTGTATAATGAAAATATGGATGTCTGGAACAGATAAACAAAATCCAAAAGTTATTATACCAATTGATGGTTTAAACTCACATGGATGTTTATTTAAAAAACATAATCCGGAATATTAATTAAAATTAAATAACTTCATATTATATTATGCAGTTATTTAGAATATTATTATTTATGTTACAATTTGCATTTTTTATAATACCAACTAATTCAAATGAAATAACAATAAAAAATTATGATGTCGGTTTTAATAAAACATATTATGGGAATATTACCATAAAATGTAAAAATCAAAATGCTTGTAATATGACAACCCTTTATTGCGATACAGGCGATTGTTATATTGAAGCTGCTGGAAATAATAAAGGTCAATTAAACAATTTGGTAGTTGACGCCAGAAATATTAGGGCTGGATATAAATTCGAATTAAAATGTGGTTCTACATATCAATCAAGCACAAGCACTAACTGTAAAAATGTAAAAGTATTGTGTCCGCTTCATAGAGGTGCAACTTGTAGGTGTAGTAATTGTAATTATAGGACAGTAAAATTATATTGTGAAATGGGTATTGGTGTATATTGCTCTGGTGGTAGAGTAATCCAGAGTTGGAATCAAAACAATATATGGTGTGATGGTGGTCCATTTGATCCTTATAGTGGAGGAATGATGGGTGGATATGGTGGTGGGACTGGTAAATATATATGCGATGATGCCGATTGGGAAACGTCTTCTTGTGAAGCAACATATACGAACCCATTAAGCACATATCAATATTATTTTGCACCCAATGATAAATGTGTTGCTTTTCAAAGTAGTTATTATAACACATATTATAAAGAAGATATAACAATGATAACAACTCATTCATGTCGTGAAACTATAAATGCTACAACTAGAGAATATAAATATCATCTTCCCATTTGTGTAAAATATATATCGAAACCAGATGATATACCTGAATTAAAACAGTATTTTAATATAACAAGAATCATTATAAAAAATAAAACTAATATCATAAATCAGACAAATTGGATAGATAGAATAAATTGGATAAATAAAACAAGATGGATAAACCAAACAAGAATTATTAATAAAACGGTTTTGATAGATAGAATAAATTGGATTGATAAAGAATTAATTAGATGGATAAACCAAACAAGAATTATTAATAAAACGGTTTTGATAGATAGAATAAATTGGATTGATGAAATTAAAATTAGAATTATAAATGAGACCAATATTATTAATAAGACTAATATTATTAATAAAACGCATTGGATAGAAAAAGATAAAATTAGATGGATTGATAAAGAAAGAATTAATTGGATAAATCAAACAAGATGGATAAACCAAACCAGATGGATAAACCAAACCAGATGGATAAACCAAACAAGAATTATTAATAAAACAAAATGGATAAATCATACAATATTGATAGCTGAAAAAAAAGAACCAGTAAAAAAAAATGAATCATTTATAATAATAAAAAAAGTACAAGAAAGAATAAATGGTAAAAATGAAAATAGTACAGGATTTCACTTAGATTTTACTAATATATATGTATTGGGTAGTATGTCTATTGGTGGTATATTAGTTTTAAGTTTTACATTTTATATGGCTTGGAAATGCGGATTGAAAGAAAAAGTTGAAAATATGATAATTATATTTTTTATAAGAGAAGAAGGTAAATCTTGTTTAGAAAATATTACTTTTTTCAAAGAATATTTTGATTATTTAAAAGAAATAAAAGAAGATGAAGAAGATGAAAAAGAATATTATGGATTAACACAAGAACAAATAGAAATATGTAAAGCAGCAAAGGCAATAAGTAAAATAAAATATGAAGAAGCTTTAAAAGTTAGGTGGAATGAAATAGCCAAAAGAGCAACAAGACCTGATGACCCTTATCATAGAACATTATTTAAACGGGTAATTAAACCAACAATGATTGAATTATCAGAATTAGATAAAGACATACCAACAAAAAATGATGATGAAGAAAAAAAATCTATTATGGAAATGGAACAAGGTAATTATACACCATATGAAATTAACCCTGGAACACCAAGACGAAGAAGAAAAAGTGTTAGAATTTAAACTGTCCCTCGGTATGGGTACCCTGTTCGTATTATATGAGGTAAGGAAACATTTAACACACTTGATTTTGTAGCTATTTGATTACAATGACCGTTTGGATTTACAACAACAATATGAACATCGTCATAAACTATTGGTTTTACTCTAATTTTATCTAATTTTTTATTTAAACATATCTTACATAACTTAAGTTTTGTTCTACATCTTCTTAGTTTTATATTAATACGACCGCACCATATACCGCACCATTTGAATAATGTATTATCAATACAAATAATTAACATTATTAATATATTGCATAATTCTACTGGCCAAGGTTCTCTATGCCTATTGGGACACATAAAAGGTGCGAAACAAGGATATATACACATCCAAATTAGTTCTATTAAGCGACAACTAATGGCGAGCAACAAACACACAACCGCAAGAGTCATTAAAACTATAAAGATTTCAGCGAAGAAAGACATGATTGTAATTGTTAATTATAATACGTATTATTGATAATTTAATTCAATTTTAAAATTGATTTAAATTATAACCTTCTATTTAATTAATGAATAAAATTCAAGATTTATTAAAAGAAAAAGAGCTTATGAAAATACAACTACATGATTATGAAAAAAAAATATCCGAAATAAAAAATAAGTTAAAAAATATAGATAATACTATTTATAATACTTGTGAGCATAAATGGATCAGAGACTATGATAATTATGATGAGTTAAGTAAAAAATTTTGTTTACATTGTGGACTTAGAGATTATTATATGTATAGATAGTATATGAATTTAATAGAGTTTTTTATAGAGGATTTCAGTAGATTTTATCCCGCTGCTGTTTTAATATTTTCTTTGTTAACAAAAGATATATATTTATTTTTAGTTTTATTAATAGGAGAACAAATAAATCATATTTTAAAATATAATATTGCGAAACCAATTATGGGTAATAAAAAATATCCAATTTTAGGAACAGGATCTAGACCACCAGGAGCAGTTGATTGTGGATTATTCAGAAGTAATAATAAAAAAAAATGTAAAAGTAAATCTTATGGTATGCCTTCGGGACATTCACAAACAACTTTGTTATTCAGTACATATCAAATTCTTAATCTTTTAAAAAATCATAATAATAATTTATTTTTATACGGATTATGTGTATTCTTTGGTGGATTTATACCTTGGAGTAGAGTTTATTTAAAAGCTCACACTATACAACAAGCTATTATTGGTAGTATAATAGGAAGCGGATTAGGTTATTTTTTCTTTTATTTAAAACCAGTTGTAATGAATTTAATTATGTAAATAATTAATATGAATGATATTCCAAATGAAATCAAATTAATTATTTACTCTTATATAGGAAATAATTTTATTGTAGATAAATCTTTATATGAATTGATAAAAAAAATCAGAGAAAAATTTTATAAAGATCCGATAAAGTTATATTATAGAGTTACAAGATGGAGATTTCCAAAAAGATGGGCTGGAGAAAGAAATATTATTAACAGATTGCATAGTCCGGTGCGCCCCAATATGAAGGTTTATAGAACAAAAACAATAGATATTTCAAATATACCAATAGGTGTATTATCAAATGATGGAACTATTTATCCATCACACGAATTAGAAAGAAAAATATTACCCAAACCATTACCTTTATATCAATCAAATAGTATATACGTAAATACAAAAGGTTTCTCTTGGTCATTATACACAATATACTCTAAAAATATAGATAGATGTAGAGAATATGTTAATGTGAGACCTTATTTAGGTCCTGTAAATACATGGATTATGAATAATATTTAATGTCTTTTCTTTGTCTTTTTTCTACGACGTCTTTTCTTTTTTTTCTTTGTACTTTTTTTTCTACGTCTTTTCTTTGTCTTTTTTCTTTTACGTTTTCTTTTTTTACGTGTTCGTTTTTTCCCACCAACTGATGCGGCTGGTGCTGTTAATACTGCCGCAATAGGAGCATGATCCGAATAAGGTTCATCTTTCTTTTCTTCAGGAAATTGATATTCAAAATCACCATCTCCTGAATACATTATTACATCACCGTAACGTTTTCTTTGATTTTTTCTTGTAAATTCATCTCCATCTTTCCATTTAACATAACTCTTTCCCCATCTAGGATTTATTTTTTTATTACCTTCATTATCTTGAATATATTTATTGCCCCAACTTGGTGGTTTAGAATATCCATCGCTTTCCATTTTCATATTTTTAACGAAATGAGTACAACAAGTAGGTTTTTTATTAATATTTGAACCTAATTTAAGGTCGATTTGTTGTTTATATAAATTTATTTTTATCTTATTCACAAATTGAAGATTAGCATCGTTTGTATCCGCTGCTAATATAATATCATTCTCTTTTAAAACCTTATTTGGAACACCAGCATTAGTTAATAAATTATCAACAACTTCACTTAAAACTTTATTGATATATTCAGCTTTATCTTCCATTGTTCTACCTTGTACCATTCTTGTTTGGGGAAAATGAGCATTTAAAAATATAATGTATTTTCCAGTATCCGTTTTACGCAACAATAAACCTTGGACAGGTCTACCATCGGTTTTTTCCTGTCCTCCTTTTACTACCAAAAATTCATTTAAACTTGTATTAATTAATTCGAATCTATTATGATTATATAATGAACCAATTTCAATTTCTTTACCAAAAGCTTCAATTGCGTGTTTTACAAGAGTTAAACCATCTTTTTTTAATGATTCCATAGCATCTTTATATACAGATTTACCTCCCCAAGTATGAACATATTCCTGCATTCCAACTAAATCATAATTACCTTTTTTAATTAATTCAAAAATATTTTTACGACAGGGATTATCCATAGGATCATCACTTATTAAAACACCTTTCTTGTAAAGTTCATTTCTACCACATAAATGACCAATACCGTTTTCACGAGCGGGTGGTCCATATAAATTATATCCTTTCATCCAATCAACTAATGGTTGTGATGCTTCCCAACTTGTGTTATAAGAAAGAACATTTATAGTTTCATTACTCCTTTGTATTTCTTGTGAATTCGTTCTTTTTTGTCTACTTTGAGTAGCTGGTTTCATTGAATGGGATGGATTAGATACAGCAACATTTTCTTTAATTTGTCTAATCATTTCTAGAGTTTGGTCTGGATTTCCTTGTGGTAATAATATGTTAACTAAGTCTTTATAAATAGCTATTTTGATCCAATTATTTATATCTTTCATCTTCAAATTTTGTATCTTGTCTCTTATGCTAGTAGCAGAAACCTCCTTAACATCCCTTGTTGTTGATATATTATCCAAATCTTGTAATTTATATTCACCCTGAGGTCTTGAATTTATAATAGACATTATATTTTTTGTATCAATTACGGGTATTGTCCAATCACTATAAGTTTCTAATTTATCATCATTTACAATAGATTTTAATTTTATTTCATACAAAAAATTACTTTCATTTCTTTCAAAAAATTTATTGTTTACATCACCTAGTTTAGTCCATTGAATACCTGTATTTTTTATAGTATTATACATATTATTTTTAGTAGAACCATTTAATTCATAATCAGGATTAGTAAAACCATTACGTCTATCGTCACCCATAATAAAATAAAATCTTTCATAACCTTGTTTTCTTAATTTTTTAAATGCGTTCTGTGAAGAATAACCCTGTTCTATAAATATATCACTGCGTATATCAAAAGGGACACCTAATTTTACTAGATAGTTGTCTATAATATTTTTTCTTTGTCTAAAAGATAATGGGTTTTTTTGAGGTTCTGTTCTAGACTGCAGAAGAATATGAATATGAACGTCTTGTAATTTTTGAGCCATTAGACTATTTTTTATAGCAAGCATATTAATAATAAGTTTGCCGTGACCTTTATGTGGTGGGTTCATTCTAGCAAAACAGAAAATACTAGTTTTAGTATTGGTGTCTGTAACATTCATATCGCCCATTTTATTAGTTAATTTATCAATAGCTAAAGAAGACATTAATATATATAAATTATTAATATTTAAAAATTTATAGATAGTTAACTATAATGAATAATAGCCCTTGGGTAGAAAAGTATAGACCAACAAATTTTGATGATATTGTGCTAGAACCTTTAAACAGACAATTATTAACAAATATAATAAAAACAAATAACTTTCCAAATTTATTATTTTATGGACCCCCAGGAACTGGTAAAACAACAACTATAATTAATTTAATAAATTCATATCAAGAAAAGAACAATCAAAAAAGAAAAGGGTTAATGATACATTTGAACGCGTCTGATGATAGAGGAATTGATATAATTAGAAATCAAATAAAATCATTTGTAGATACGAAAACATTATTTGGAAAAGGGATAAAGTTTGTTATATTGGATGAAGTGGATTATATGACGAAAAATGCTCAACAAGCGTTAAGATATTTGATACAACAATATATAACAGATATAAGATTTTGTTTGATATGTAATTATATAAGTAGAATAGATTTGTCTTTACAAAATGAGTTCGTAAGGTTAAGATTTTGTCAGTTGCCGAAAAAAGATATATCATATTTTTTGAGAGATATTGTGGAGAAAGAAAATATAAAGATAACAAATAATCAATTAATATCGATACAAAATTATTTTAAATCAGATATACGTAGCATGATAAATTACCTGCAATCAAATCATAACAATAATACAATTCATATTAATGTTATAAAAGATAATTTTTGGGAAAAATTATTAAAAAAAATAGGAACAACAAGCAGTGATAAGATAAAAGTATATATAATAAATAAATGCTTAAAATACAATATACAACCAAGACAATTTATAATAAAATTTTTTATATATTTAATCAATAATAAGAAAGATATATTAAAACAAGAATGGTTAGACCATATGGAATTTTTGCTACATAACAGTAAGGTAAATGAAGACTATATAATAAATTATACAATATTATTTATTCATGATTTTAATAAAGAATTATAATATAATTTCATTCTATTTTGTAATCTAACAGCAAAAAGGTTAGGAGATTTGGTAGTGGGGTTAAAATTATTTCTTTTTAATTGATATTCTTTTAATATATTTTCGATAATTATTTTTTTGGAAGATATTGTATTTTTTTTGGCACCATAATTGCTAAATACATTGTTATTATACATTATAATAAATGTTAACATAATTAAATTATAAAATTCAAATTATATATAAAATTGATTTAAAGAATGGTCAATTGATTAATTAAATGTCTTCTTTAAATGATGAATGGGAAAACTTTACATTGTCTAAAAATAACAATATAAAGAAAATACAAAAAAAACAAGAAACCCCGAAAAATATAAAGTGTTCGCCAATTTACATTAGTACGAAAACTAAAATCGCTTATCTTAATTTAAAAAAAATTAACCTTGAAACAACTTTTTGGGAGATTCCTATAATTGATTACCATAATCCTAAAGTCGGTATACTAAAAAAATCTATGAAGTTTAATTGCACAAATCTATTAGAATCACAAGAATTAAATAATAAAATAGAAAGTAAAAAAAAAATTTCCGTTGATATTTTAAAAAATATAATAACTGAAAACAAATATAAAGATGTTCGTAAAATTGATGTTGGTATTTCTAAAAAAGACCTCACTAATTTCAGAAAAAAAAAGAAAGGAGCTTTTTATAATTGTTTCGCAGTCATTATGAGAATTAAACAAGATAATCTTTTTAAAGAAGTTCATATTAAAATATTTAATACTGGTAAACTTGAAATTCCGGGAATTCAAATCGATCAAACATTAATTATCGCTTTAAATCATCTTTGTAAAATTTTAACCGATATTTTAAATACTGAGGTTTCTTATGATGAAAAACTTATTGATAATGTTCTAATTAACTCTAATTTTAGATGTGGGTTCTTCGTCAATAGACAAAAACTTCATCAACT